ATATGGGAACGAAAACCGCGCGCGCAACCGTTCAGAAGCGTTTCGCCTTTATACTTGAACGAAAAAAGATCGCCGCCTTCGTAAGCGACTTTGAAGACGAAAACCGGTTTCGCGGCTGGATCGCGGCGAAAGACCTTCACTTCCAGGACGCGACCGGCGAAACCGTATCCGCCAGGAATGACGTCGCCGACTTTGATTTCTTCCGGCTGGCATTCCTCGAACTTGAAGTCGTGGCCGGTTTCAACCAGCGAACCGATATAGTCGGCGGCGATCTTGCGAACGCCTTCGATCGCTTCGGACTGGACGCGGCGCGCTTCGTTTTCGTCGAATCCTTCTTTTCCGTATTGGTTGTAAGCGCCAGCGAAAGCGGCTTCGAAAGCGGCTTGTTCGGCGTTCAGTTCGGCGGCGGTCTTCGTTGCGGTTTCGGTCTTCATTTTGCTTTCCCTTGCTTGTTTTTTCGTTGGCATTGCTCGCGCACGCACCAAACACTAACTAACTAAACTGTAATGATATATATACCGTGTGAATGTTCACACGGCAAGCCGCAAAGCCAAAAAAAACAAAAGAAATACGCGCGCGCGTATACGCGTACGTGAGGCGGCGACACTCGGCGACGCTTCACCTTGCGCCGATCGTGCTAGTCTTACGGTCGCGCCGGGCGCCGGCAGCTTGCGCCGATCGTGCTACTTGCCGAACTGGCGGACAAGCGCTTTTCGATAAGTCCGGATCGAATGCAATTCCGACGGACGACCGATCGCGAAAAGTCTTATTCGCTTTCCGGCTGGCTTATATCTGGGGGAAGGCGGAAGCCGCGGAACCGGATCGCGGAAACCTGGAATCGGTAGCGTCTCGACTTCGTACCGGCGAACGAATCGACAAGCCTTTTCGACGCATTCCGCGAAGTATTCGTCGCCAGCCATAGCGGCGCCGAAGGTCGTCAAGCTTTCGACTTGTCCGAATTCTTCCCAATAGTTGCCGATAACCGCGGCGCCGATCGTGCCAATATCGCCGCCGCGGCTATGTCCTTCGATGAAGACCGGCGATCCGGAAAGACATTTCAGCCGTTTACGCAAGTCGTCTTCGAACTTCGTCCAGGCTTCGGCGAATCCCTTATGGACTTGACCCAATCCCTTAAACGGAACCAGTTCGGCGCGAAAATTCGACTTCCAGTCTTGCGGATCGTCCGAACCGCAAAACGCCAGCCGGACGGCGGCGCCGTCGATTCGACACTGAACGTAATCGCTTCCCCTATGCATATCGAAGGCGATCGGCGGCAACGCCGGAGCGTAAGTTGCGGCGGCGGAATCCAGCGCGCGAAGCGGATCGCGAACGGCGTCGCCGGTCTTTTCCTTACCGGCGCGATTCATTTCAGTTTCCGGAGCAGTTCCTTAATATCGCGATGTAAGTCCTTCACGTCGCTTTCGATCCTGGATTGAATCGCCTTAATCGCCGCTTGCTCGCGCTTCACGTCCTGGACGCCGCGAAGGTTTTCCGACTGGTTCTTTTCGATCTTGTCGACCGTCCGTTTCACGCTGGATTGTTCAGCCTTCAACGCGGCGACTTCTTTCGCCGTCTTGTCCGCGGTTTCTTCGACTTCGACGATCTTCGATTTTACCGACGATAAGTCGTGATCTTTTTTGCCGGACGCCCAAGCGATACCGGCGACGAACACAAGCAGTTGCGCCGCGGCGATACAAACCGCGACGTTTTTCCGAATCCAGGTCGTCGACATTTCCTATTCCTTTTCTACTTTTTCAATCCAAAGACGAACGCCAGCGCGACGCGTCGCGATCTTGGCGCGTAAAAGATTCACCTTTTCCGCGTTCATATCGCGAACCAACAAAACAAGACCGGCGCGCTTTCCTGTCAGTTCGGAGTAGTACAGCGCTTGTCCGACGCCTTCCGCCCATTTCGACGAAAAGTCGCATTCGATAGCGTACTCTTCGGTCAATAGGTCGACGCGCGTTTGATCGAAGTTCCGGACTTCGATACGCGCGCCGGTATACTCGCGATCGGGAAGTTTTGCAATTCGGCGTACTTCCTGGAGTTCTCCGGCGAAGCAAACGACGCCAGCGATCAGCAAAAGGAAAAAAATAATAGCCGCGCGCTTCATTCGATCGGAACCGTTTCGATAGCCGTTTCGGTTTCGCCGTCTTCGTTTTCCAAGACCATTTCGACCGCGGCGCGTCCGACGCCCATAGGCGTAACGGAATTCACTTCGCGAATAATCCCGCGCGCGCCGTTCGATAGTTCGATCGTGAGTCCGCGAAGACCTTCCCAGCGCGCGCGGATCGCTTCGACCGCGGCTTTAGCGGCGGCGGACTTTTCAACGGCTCGACCTTCCGAAAGCGCGCGAATGTTGTCGGACTTTAGTCCGGCGCCGCCAGCGTTATTAATTCGAAGCCTTAGTCCGTCGAATCCGGACGCGCCGAATACTTGATTCGTCCCGACTTGCGCCGTCGATCGCGTCGCGACGTCCAGTTCGAAGCCTTCCAATTGTTGCGCCAGTTCGTGAAATGAATTCAGTCGAACGTCGATCGTCGATTTCGTGGCGATCGTGGACTTAGTTCCGTCCGCCAGTTCGATAACGACGACTTCGCCTTTCGTGTCGCGCGCGAAGTCTTCGGTTTCGTTTTTGATTACCAAGCCTTTTTCGATATTCGAATCGATCTTCGCGCCTAGTGCCGTCTGATTCTTGGCGATCGCCGCCAACAAAACGTCGCGGTCGCGATCGGTCGGCGCGACGCGGTTCCGGTCGGCGCGGTCGCTACGCGCAAGGCTTCCAGTCGCGCCGCATCCGGCAAGCAAGACGGACGCCAGGACAAGCGCGAAGGCTACTAGTTTGGTTTTCGGTTTCATTTCGTGGACTCCCTTTCTTTTTTTTGTTGTGACGGCGGCGGCGCGCCATACTTGAAGAATTCGTTATAAGGCGCGGCGGCTTTCATAATGTCCGCGGCGATCCAGTCCGGAAGGATTTCCGGCCAAGACTCCGGACGGACTTCGACGGCGCCGGTTCCTTCGTGCGGGAACTTGTGCAAATAGTAGCCGTCCGGATCGATCGCCGTATTCTCCACGTTCGCGAAGTCGTGTTCGAAAGGTTCCGCGCCGATCCTGGCGTATATGTTGGAAAGCATTTCCGCCGGTCGCCGGACTAAGTCTTCGAATCGGATATAGTAGACGTTTTCCGGTCGCTGATCGACGATCGACATAACTCCCCGAAGCGGCGCGCCGATAACGCCGTCCGCCGCGAACGCGCCGCGGTATCGGTCGGCGATCGTCGTCGGCGACGACCGGAAAAGACCGGACTTCCGATCTTGCTTTTCGACGCTGGCGAAGACCGCGCGCAAGTCGCGAACAATGACGAACAAGACGCCGCCAGGATTCAAGTCCCGAAACGCCGTCGTCTGATCGTTCCAGCCGCGCGACTTGTCGAATACGAAGTCCGCGTCCGTCCAGCCGTACCAAGCGGCGCAAAAGGCGCCGACGGAATGGTTCAGCCGCGCGACGGTCTGATCCGGAAACCTTTCCAGCAAGTTGCGAACTTCGATCCGTTCCGAAGCGATCGCCGACAAGCCGCGAACGAAGCCAGGAAGCGCCGAAGTCGACGAAGCCAGGAAGCGCGAATTTTGGTTTAATAGGTTGCATAATAGAGTGGAACCGGATCGCGGAAGTCCGCCGATCGCGTGTAGCTGTTTCCCGACAGTTTGTTTCATGGCTTAGGCTTCGGCGGCTTCGACTAAGTCTTCCAGCGCTTCGACGAAAAGCGCTTCGTTCGTGTTTTCGTTTCCGTCGGCAGTTGCGACAATACCGGCGACGTTCACGACGCGGACTTCGGATTCCGCGGCGCATTCGACGCCGCCGTTACCGTCGTCGCGGCAAGGGATTACCCAGGCGCGAAGGTGTCCGACGCCGTCCGGTTCCTGGACGAAGATCGCGCGTTTTACGAAGACACTATCGAAAGTCTCTTCGGCGACGGCTGGAACCGTTAGCGGATTCGAAGTCGCGAGTTTCTTTTTCGGAGTTCTTGGCATTTGTTGTCGTCCTTCCCTTTCGTTTATGGAATGTTGGTAAAGTCTTTCGTTACGCCATTAACGCGACACTTGATCGCGTGAGTCGCATAATAGAAATTATAGGTCGCCCACATTTGACCGTTTACCGGCGAACCTGGATCGGCGTATTGCGATCCGCCTAAAATATGCAATTCGCCGCCGTAACCGGCGCCGCCAAACTTGACGGAATCCGCGACGCTATTGGTTCCGCGATTGAGCATAAACGCGCCAGCCGCGGTAGCGTTCGCGCCATTATTCCACGCGACCGAACCGTCGCCGCTTGCCAATATGCTCAATCCGTCCGTAAAGCCTAGCGCGAAAGCGCCTTTCCCTTGTGTCTTTATCGAACGCGTCGCGCCGCTTCCGTCGCAATGTCCGAAGACGAACGATCCGACGCCGCCGGATTCCGCCTTCAGTTCGGCTTCGTTCTTCGCGTATCCCATAACGACCGCGCCGTTCGCTTCGCTTTCAATACGACCGTAACCGCTTGCGTCCATATATAGACAACCGAACGCGAAAGCGCCTTCGACGTTGGAAGTCTGCAAATATTGGCCGCCGTTTACGTATCCGGTACTGGTTCCCGCGTAGCCGCCAGCGAAACAGCCCTTACCGCGTGCCTGCAAATAACAGCCGTAATTTACGCGACTATTCAAGCAACCGAAACTAAGCGAACCGCGCGCCGTCGTCCCGTTCGATCCGATTATTCGATTTGATCCGTTCGAATAGGTTCCGATATTCGCGCCGAACTGAATACAGCCCTTCCCTTCGTTGTTTTGCTGGAAACTGGTTTGCGACGCGTCTTTATACGTGCAAGCCAAGCCAGCGTCGGCGGTAATCTGGAAATTTGCGTCGGCGCCAAACGATCCGGAATCGTTTATCTGAATTTGTCGGTTCGCGCCGCCAGCCGTTCCGCCGCCGGACGGCGTATCCAAATACACGAAGCCTCCGGCGCCGTCGGTTTCGATGATCTTTCCGGCTGGTTGGGCGTCGGAATTCAATTCGTCGCCGCTAACCGCGTGAGGGTTTCCGGTTACGGTCGTCCGGTGGCTTGTATTACTGGCGCCGTCGCCGGAAACGAAACCGCTATTCGCGGCGATCGCCGCGCGTTCCGTATCGGTCAGTATTTTAGTCGTCGCGCCTTCCGCCATATTGTCCATATCGAAGGCGTCGTCTTCGACGCTTGTCGGATCATAGGTCGCTTTTTCCATATCAGCCGCGCCGCCGCCGATCGCGATCCATACGGCGGCGCCGGTCGTCGCGTCGGTACAATTGAACGAAACGCCGGTCGTCGCGTTCAGCCATACGGAACCGATCGCGTAACCGGCGGAATCGTCGTCGGTAACGGTTGGATTAACCGAAGCGTTCGGATTCGCCTTCGCCAGTCCGCCGCCGATTACTTCGCCGGTTTGTTCGTCTGTTAATACTGGTTTTTTACTCACGGTTGCACCTTCAAGCCTGCGACATATGCGCCGTTATTGTTAAGAATAGACATTCCGCCGAATTGCGTCGCGATTGTCGGATCAGTTATTCCGTTAATTACGCCTTCGACGACGACGTCGTTCGTTCCTACGTTTATCACGACCGGCGAATACTTCGGCGGCGCCAAGTTTGCGGCGTCCAGGGTAACGGTAACGACGCCGCCGGTCGTGTCGACGACGATCAATTGTAAACCGTTCACCGAAGAAACCGGCGCGTCTGCCGCCAAGTCGACGCGCGAAATATAGTCGTCGCCAGGAACGGCGCGCGACAAGACTTCCGGAATCGTCAAAAAGAAATCGGACGGCGTGACGGACATTTACGGAACCACCATAAGCGGCGAAAGGTATCGGAAGTTCGTCGGATCGTTGTAAAGCGCTATCGCCGCATATTGCGCCAGTATATCTAACGGCGACGGCTGATCGTTTAGCTGATCGCCGAACTGCGTCGCGATCCGAAGCGTTCCGGTTCCGACGTTGACAATTACCGGCGAAAACTTTTCGTCGACGCTCACGCTTTGCGGAAGCGTAATCGTTACCAGTCCGGCGGACGTGTCGACGAATATGTGTTGAAGTCCAGCGATTCCGGAAAGTATCGTGTCGACCGACAAGAAAAGCGGCGCGATATAGTTCGCCGGAGATAGGCAACCGGCGACAAGCGCGTCGATTTCGACGGCGGTATAATAAGTCGGCGAAGACGGCGGCGGAACGCCGACGGCGCCGTTATCAACTTGCGCATATATCCGGTATGGAATTTGCGCCAGGGTTTGCGGATAGTTGTCCGCGGTCAAGATCGTGAATTCCAAGACGACGTCGATAAATTCGTTTGTATCCAGTTCGGCAACGATGGAAGGATCGTTCAGCGAAACCAGCCAAGTAACCTTACCCGTCGAAAGGTCTTCGTTTAGGGGAAGCGATCCGTTATTGTATACGTCCTGAAAAGCCAGGACGGCGGTTCCCTCCTGGCGATCGTTCCCGACGGTCGCGCGTAGCGACAAGACGCCGGACAAGTCTTGTTCGATCGTCGTTCCGTCCAAGTCTTGTTGTATCAATTGCGCCGCGATCAAGACGACGTCGCCGTTCACGCTGGCGATTTCTTGTTGTAGCTGTCCGGTGAAGTCGGTAGTTTCGCCGGTCGTCGTATTATGTCTGATCGCTAAAATTTGCATTTCTTACCCTATGCTTGGAAGCGGAAGCCGTCGACCACGTCGAATCGATGAATTCCAATATTCGTTTGAGACAAGTCGTCCGGAAGCGCTAACGCATTCAGGCCGCGCGTTCCGCCTTCGATGCCGTAGGTCGTGCCGACCGTCGGACAAAAGTCCGGAGCGATCGATATATCGCCGATCTTCGGCGACGGGCAATGCCTATTGCCTGCGATCTTCGGAACGGTTCCCAGGAAAGTCAGACGATTTTCGACGTCCGAAAGCGTCGGATCTTGTGCTTGATTATCGAAGACGCGCGGCGATCCGCCGACGATAAGGTTATTACCGATCCGCCGCGATCGCGAATAATAGTCCACGTCGGCCGCATAAGCCGCCGAAGTCGGAACTATGTCGACACTTGCGCAACCGGCGCCGACGGTTTCTTGAGCGTTCGCGCGGACTTGAGTCGTGAAAAATGCGTAGGTTTGCGATTTGGCGTAGTTGTCCGATCCGCCGGTAGGGGTAAAAGACGAAGTCGAAGCCGAATTCCAGTTCGCCGCCAAGTCCGCCAGCGCCGACGGCAAGTCGACGCCGGTTCCGGTTACGAAGTTCGACCACGAACCAGCCGGTCGCTTCGTTACCGTCGCCGTCGATTCCGCCGCCGGATCAAGTCCGCCGCCAGCCATTTGTATCCGGCAACCATAGTGAACCATAAGATTAAGAATCCGGTACATATGATACGCCCACTTGTAAGTGGAAGGCGATCCGCAAGTCGCGAATTCGATCGGTTCGCCGATAATGTTTTCGATCGCGCTTTTAGTCAAGTATGGAAATCCGGTCGTCGCGTCATAATTGCCGATAGCCGCCGGAACTGCCCAGTTCCGCCGCCTATCGACGAACGAACCGCCGAAAGATGCGTCCGCTTGTCCTATCATGACTCTGATGGCTATATCGATCGCGCCGACCATTCCGCTTGTACTTGGCGCGATCGTTTGCGGATTGCTGTAACTGATTCCGTCTAACGGATCGCGTCCGTATGGATTCCGGTCGTCCGGCGGAACGGGAAAAACTTCGGTCGGAAGAATGTTTCGCCGGATAAGCCGAAGGCGATTCGAAGTCGGCGTCGAACTGTTTATTCCGCCGACTTCACTTGTTCCGCTTCGATGGACTTCCATTCGTTCGAGCGTCGCTTGTCTAAGCGCTTCGACGTACTTCCATTCCAGCGGACGACAGTTCGTCGACGACGGCGGCGACCAGTCCATGCCGACGGCGTTCCAGTCGGTTATATCTGCCGGAGTTAACAAAGCCATACGGGGATCTGTGCTTCGTAATGTCCGCCGATCGCCAACGCATAAACCCAAGTTCCGTTGGGAACGATATACGATCCGTTTACTTGTAGAATGAACAAAGTCGCGTCTTCGACCGGCGCCGGATTGATTTCGGAACCGTCGTCCTGGAAGCGACCGCCCGTCCACACGTCGCAAAGGTATTCGTTCGTGTTTCCGTTCGCCGTAACCTTCGCGCCGATACGCGCCGGAAAGATCGTCGAACCGGCGGTCGTCCGTCTTCCTGGCGAAGACGGTTCGACAAGCGGCGACAAGACGATTCCGTTTCCAGAATAGCGAACCGACAACCTGGATTCGTCGTCGCTTCGAATGTTTCCAAGTAGCCGCCAAAGTTGCGCCAAGTCTTTCGAGTCCGACCAGCCGGTCGACGGCTGGCGAATCGGTCGACCGCGGGGGGGGAGTTTTTGCCCTGGTTCCGTCGCCATTATTACACGTCCCGCCAGTCGCCGACTTGTTCCATCGATAAGCGAACAAGCGAAGTCGAATCCTGGTTGTCGTCGACGTCGATCCGGATAATTACCCAGGCGCCGCCGTAAGTCCTGGCGACAAGTCCGGAACCGGTCAGTCGACCGTAGTAAAAAATTGGATTCGTTACGAAGTTTTGCCCGATAAATTGTTCGAACGCCGAACTTGTCGTCGATTCCGTCGTGACTAAAATATGACCGGTAATATAACGAACCTGCCGAACTTGATCGGCGGCGTAGAAAACTCGCAATTCCAGTTCCGCCGCTTTCGTACCGGTTCCGCCGACGCGGGAAACGGAACCGCGAAGATCGTCGACAAGCGATCCGACCGACGGTCGATACTGGATTGTAGTCGGTTCCGTAGTTTCGTCGGTTCCTTCGATCGTAATCGTCGCGACTGGACTCCAGGCGCCGCCAGTCGAACGCCCTTCGATAGAAACGACGAACCGTTGTCCGGCTGGTAACTGATCCTTCGTAAAGCTTGGGATTTGGATTTCGGCAAGTAGCCGGTTAAAGTCGGCGTCGGTAAGGTTATTCAGTCCGCCGGAAGGCGAATTGTATTTCGTTTCCGAAGTCCCGATCGTGACGACCGCCGGAGCGTCCGCGGTTCGGTCTTCGCGAAGCGACCGGCGTTCGTTGGAAGCCTGGAAAGAATCACGAAGAACCGAAACCGGAAAGTCGCCGCCGCCGCCAGGAAGCGAAGAAATCGTGAAGTTCGGAACGTTTATAAGTTTCGCCATTATTGCGTCGCGCCTTGTGTTGCGGCTGGTAATCTCTGATCCATAAGCCGTTCGATATTCTGGAGCGTCGAAAGGCTATCCGTACTGCCAGCGCGCAAAAAGTCTTCGATAACCTTCGCGCGTAAAAACTGACCGGTCGTCGTCGCGCCTTGCAGGACTTGGTTCCCTTGCAAGACTTCCCGCGCCGCGGTCACTTGTTCGTCGGTAACGGCTTCGCCAAGCGAAGACGGCGCGCCGCCGATCTTCGGTTCGAATCCAAGCTTTTCGGCCAAGTCCAGCGCCAGCGTTCCGCCAGGGAAGGCGGAAGCGATCGCGCGTTTCGGATCAATCTTCGCGAGTAGTTTACCGATTTCATTAATTCCGCCGACAAGCGTTTTCACTACCTGGAGCGCTCCGGCGGCGCCGTCGGCAAGATCGCGGAAAAGTTGTCCGGATTCTTCGGTCGCCAGGAATTCGTTAAGGTTTTTCAGTTCTTCGTTTATTATCGGAAGCGTTTCGTTCCCGACCGTTACGGATAATTTCTTCGCGGTCGCTTGTAGCTTGGCGAAAGTGTTCGCGCCGGTATTCGCAAGAATCGCGAACGCCGCGTCCGTCGCTCCGCTTGAATTCTTCAAGGCTTGCAAGTCTCCGGCGGCAAGCTTCGCCTTCGCGCCGGTAAGCGACAAGACGCCGCCAAGCGCGCGAACGCTTGGAAATAGCTTCGCGATTTCTTTGTTGTTGTTGTCGACATTATTCGCGACCGCGTCCAAGGCGCCTTGAAAGCCTAATTGCTTCACTGCCGCTTCGCCGCTTGCGAATCCAAGTTTGTCCAAGACCTTCGTAAGCGCTGGCGCCGGTTTCAGTAGCGACGAAATCGCCGCGGAAATTCGCGTCGTCGCCTCTTCGGTCGAAAGACCTTGTTTCGTGAGCGTCGCGAAAGACGCGAAAAGTTCTTCCGTCGAAACGCCGACCGTCGCCGCGGTCGTCGCGACTTTACCGATATTCGAAGACAGTTCGCCGAAGGTCGTTTTACCGGCTTTGACGGTTGCGAAGAACTGATCGGAAATTTTACCGGCGTCGCTGGACTCCAGTCCGTAAGCGTTTATCACGGTCGTCAGTCCGTCGACCGCCGTTTCGGTATCCGAAATACCAGCCTTCGCGGCGCGAACGGAAGTTTCCAGGAATTCCAGCGCGTTACCTTTTGGAACGCCAGCCGAAAGCGCTTGATATAAGCCGCCGGTCAATTCGGTAGTCGTCGCGCCTAATTCACTGCCAAGCGTCAACAATTGATCGCCGACGCCTTTCAGTTCCTTTTCGGCGAATCCGCCAAGCGTTCCGATTTCTGCCAATTGCGTCTGAAACTCCGCGGCGTCTTTCGTCGCTTTGGCGATACCGGCGACGCCCAAAACCGCCAAGCCTTTCGCGGTACGCTTCGCCGTATTCTTAACCTGTCCCATTGTCCGGTTAAACTTCCTGGCGTCTCCAGAAATTACGGCGCGTAGTTCTTGCTTCCCCATTTCAAAAGTTCCTTGAGTTTTCCGGCTTGCGGTCGGCGGCGGACGTCCTTCCCTTCGACCTTCGCCGCGGCGGCTATGCAATGCGATATAAGCGAAAGCGGCGTCGACATTGCTTCACGCGGCGAAAGGTTCAGCCGCGCCGCGGCGGCGTAAATTATTGCGGATATGTGTTCGAAGTTTAGTTCTTCGCCTTTTTTTTTCCGCCGTCTTCGGGAAGTAACGAAAAGCCGTCCATAGCGTCGGCCAAGATTTGCCGGATAACGCCGACGGTTTCTTCGATCGGAATCAGTCCCGCCAGCGAATACACTTCGACGGCTTGCGCGGTAAACTCCGCTTCGACGTCCGCCAGTTCGTCGGACTTTTCCAGGAACGCGGCGAAATAGTCGGCGCCGGTCTTCGCCAAGTCCGCGTACTTCTCTAAAGCCTTGCGACGCTGGATCAGCGCCATAATAGGCCGCGCCGACTTGGCGCCAGCCGCGAAGACGAAGACCGTCCGCGCGATCGAAGGCGGCGACATATCGTCTTCCGTAACGATACCGGAAGCGCGAACGAACGGCGAATCGATCGCATGAAGCGCGGCGATATGTTCCAGCGTTGCCGGTTGCAACGGTAACTCTCCCAGGAAATAGGCGGCGCCTTCAATCGCGGAAAGCGCGACCGTCGGCGACTCCGGTTCCGGAGCGATCGACGGCGCGCCTTGCGCGGCGGCTAATTTCTTGAGCTTCGCCGCTTCGGCTGGCGAAACGGTTCGCGAATGTTTCCCTTTCATTTTCTAGCCCTACGGTACGGTGATTTCAGGATAAGCGACCGCGTCGAGGGAAACTTTCATAACGTCCGAATTACTGAACGCTTGCCCTACCTTCGTGACGATGATTGAAGTAACCGCCCAGTCTTGCGGAGCTTGCGAAAGAACGATAACGTCCCCGCGTTCGGGAACGGAATTCCCGCCGCCGCTATCATAAGCGAAAGACGCGGTAACGCTCAACTTGTCGCCGGAAAAGATTACGGCTTGAATCGCGCCGTCGCCGTCCGTTACTTCGGTTTGTTCGCCGTCTTGTTCAAAGTCCAGCGTTTCGAAAAGTCCAAGCGTTCCGGTATCGGTAACGCCCCAGATCAAATCTTGATTTCCTACTTGTGTTGACATTGTTTCTTGTCTCCGGTTAGTTGTTTAGGTCGCTTGGATTCGCTAAGATCTTGACGGTAAGACGCCGCATTCGGTCGGACTTCGAATCTTTTCGAAACGACTGTCCGGTTTCTTCGGCGCCGTAAGCGGTAAAGTTCACGACCGCGTTTAGTTGGTTATAAAATTCCGTGTCTCTGACTTGATCGCGAACGGCGCCGATGATTTGTTCCACTAATTCGCCGGTTTGATCGTCGCGAACTTTCGTCGTCGCGGTAATCTCGACGAAGACTTCGTCGATCGCGAAGCGTCCGCCGTAGTCTTGCGCGTGCTGGCTTTGGATCGCGTAAACGGTAACGGCTGGCGGTACAAGCGGAACCGATTCGTCGTAAGCGCGCCGGAGCTGGACGCCGCCGCCTATGTTGGGAAGATCAAGGTTATTACTAAGCGCGTTCAAAACCGCTTCCTGTGTCTTCCATTCGATATTCGAAACGACCGCCATTCGCTAACGACTCCAGGTTCCGCCAAGCCGACGCGACATTCGCGTAAGCCGAACGGCAAGTTTCGCGTTCGTGTCGGAAATCGCCAGTTCCAATATTGCGCCGCCAATTTCTTCGATGTAAGGAATCTGATTCACAAGTTCCGTAAACGGTTCGTCTTTTTCCAAGCCGTCGACAAAGTCCGACAATCGGTCGGCGGCTTTTCCGCCGAACTGATCGAACGGAACTTTCGGCTTTACGCCAAGTTGCCGCAAGGCTTTCAGCCATCCGGACTTAGCAAAGCCGCGACCGCGCGTTCCCTGCGGCGCCATAGGCGTAACCTTAATAAGCGAAAAGACGCAATCGCGGGAAGTGTTCCGAATCACTTTCTTTAATTCCGCGCCGGTTACTTCCGCCATTTCGTCCATAAGGTCGTTAAAGTCGCGAAGCGTTTTCGGATCGATTTCGAATGGTTTTTCGGTTGGCATTATTGAAGGCGGAAATTCTCTTCGCCTAAGTCCAGGCGCAATAGTTGGCGGATCGGATCGTCGGTCGTGTCGATAACGGTAAGATCTTCGCCGTCCATAGTTACCAGTTCCCCGACTTCCGGACGGTCGCCGCCTTCGTCGACGGACTTCGCGTTTACGTAAATCGAGAAGCGATAGTGGTTTTCCGTATATTCGACCGCCATTCGTTTATCCCTGGCAAGACTGGTAACGGCGACGTCGTATTCGTTGGCGCCGATCGTCGCGGTCGGCTGGACGCCGTCGCGGTCGGGAAGGTCGCCGATAATAAAATCGACGTCCGCGTTCAGTTGCGTTTCTGATAGTGCCATAAATCAAGCCAAGAAAAAACCGGACGGTCGCCGTTCGGTTCCGCCGCCGAAAGGGTAAGCAACGAAACCAAAGCGACGAACCGTCCGGCGGTCGGGAAGACTAAACGACGATCTGAATTTCCGCGGTCGCTCCGGACTGATCGCCAGCGCCGCCGGACGACAAGGCGGAAAGCCGGTGGTAGCGCGAACCGGTGGAAGCCGGAGCGAAGCGGAACGAAGCCGCGGCGGCGCCAGCGCCAGCCGCGCCGGTCTGGACGCCGACGGTGCAAAGCGGCGTAAACGAAAGGCCGTCGTCGCTTTCTTCGACCGAATAGGTAACGGTTTCAGTGTCGGGAAGTTGCGTCGCGTCAAGCGCCGGAGCGTTGAAGCGCAATTCAGCGCCGGACACGTGCGGAGCGTCGCCAAGATCGACGGAATCGGTTACGACCGTTCCAGGCGCCGCGGGTAGTGCGACGCTTTCGGTCAAGTCGGCGTCGGCAAGGTTTCGGACATTCGGTTCGTTCATTTTCTGAATTCTCCGTTAATGGTTTTTGGTATGGTGAAATCGAACGGTCGGCGGCGCCGGTTACGCGGCGCCGCCAGCCGATTAGACGACGGCTTCGGTATTCAGAATATTGTCGGTCGTAATGATCGGAATACCTTCGTATTCGACCGGAACTTCGCGCATTCCGATAGTGTTCAACGCGGCGCGCGACTTCTGCAACTGCCCACGACTCCGGCGCGTCATGAAGATAGCGTCGGGAACGATACCGGCGGCGAACGTGTGGAGCATATCCGACAACTTGTCGTCGTCGACGCCCTTTCCGCTTTCAGCCGTTACGTTCTTCAACTGAACGAAAGAATTCGGATTCACGACTTGAAGACCGATCCAGAAAAGAAGCGGCGCGCGCCAGCCGTCGAACGGCTTGTTATTGCCGTCCGTCAAGCGGGTAAGGTAAGGATCGCGTTCGTCGATCGCGCCGCCTTGGCCGACTACCCATTGAAGATGGCGCGTCCCGAACTTGACCATCCAAACGGAAGTCGCGGAACCGCCGGTCGTGCCGGTGGCGTCGACAACGTTCGAAGCGGCGACGGACTGAACCAGACCGGCGAAACCTTTCGAAGCGCCGTCGGCGGTCGAAGTCGCCAGCGTGTTCGCTGTGCCGTAATAGAACTGCGAGCCAAGCGCGCGGATTTGCCCTTCCAGGTTTCCGGCTTGCTCTTGCGCCAGCAAAGCGGCGACGCCGTCTTCGTGAGCTTCGGCGACGGCGGCGTCCATTTCGCCGGAACAGTCGGCGATATAGGTCTGAACGATCTTGTCGTCGTAAGTCGAACGGCAGGGATCTTTACCTTCGTTCGCGTTACGGAAACCGCCGTTCGGAACCGATTTCCGGATCAGCGTTTTGTAGGTCGTTCCCTTGATCGAACGCGCGTCGCCGACGCGGACTTCCGGCGAAGCGTGCAAGCTTTCCTCAATAAGTCCGACCGCGGAATCGCTTCCGTTCATTTTGGCAACGTCAAGAAGTGTAAGTTTTGGCATTTGGATTTCTCCGTTTTTTCGTGTGAATGGTAGTCTTTGAAACTATTGCGCGATTTGCGCGTTTTACTTGCGCGCCTTCATGCGGTTTTCCAAGTATTCAGCGCGCGCCGCCATACCTTCGGAGAGCGACGACTGATAGGTTTTCGCTGGCTTGCGGCTGGACTCGCCTTCGCCGCCGGATACCGGCGCGGCGCCTTCCGGTTCAACGCTTGCGACGCCGGAACGAAGAGATTCGTTTTCCGCGCGAAGTTCGGCGATATAGCGCGAAGACGCTTCGTCGAAAGACAAGTCTTCGTCGATAGCGGCGGCAGCGATACTGGCGCCGAATTCCTTTTGAATCCGTTTCAGTTCCGCGACGCGATCGCTTGCGGACGCGGCGACCGGTTCGGCGGCTGGCGCGGCTTCCGGCTCGACAACTGGCGCGGCGGCGACAACCGGTTCGGCGGCTGGCGCGGCTTCCGGTTCGACGACCGGTTCGACAACTGGTTCGACCGGCGCGGCGACTGGCGCGGCGACTGGTTCGGCGACGGTGGAAGCGGCGATCGCTTCCGGTTTCTTTTCTGGTTTCGGCATTGCTTCACCTTCGTTTTTTGTTTTTGCGGTAGAATAGGCGCGATAGCGTTCGAAGAACGGCGCGACGATTTCGGGGTGATCGTCCAGGACTCCCCAAATATGCGGATTCGCGTCCAGGAAGTTTGTAACTTGTCCGGCGAATTGTTCAGCCGACCACGCGGAAAACAAGCCGTCCGGATTCGCCGCCGGATCGTCGACGACGTCGACCGCCAAGAATTCGTCGATCGTGGCGATCGGAAGATCGGCGAACAAGCGATCGCCGTCGGGAATTTCGATCGGATCGATTTCGGTTCCTGGCTTGAAGACGATCGACGTTCCGAACATATCGGAATTGTGCCGCGCCATTCGAATAATGTAATCGTATAGGTTTCCGTTCGGCGTATCCTTCGCGACTTTGGCGTCCAAGTGTAAGTCGGCGCGAACGACGTTCGGCGAATCCGGTCGAATCCGGAAGTCGCAAAAGCGACCGACGAAAGTCCCCAGGCTTGTTCCGCTTGCGTTCGGGTGTCCGAATCGCGCCTTAAGACCTTTCTTCGATTCGTTCCCAAGTTCGACAAGCCGGTTCAGAAACGAACGGTCTAGCTGGACGCCATGTCCGCGCGCTTCGCCAAGCGTAGCGACGGCGACGTCGTGAAGGATTCCGTTCTCTTCGTCGATCGAACCGTTTATCGCTGGAACCGCGCCGATAATCGGCGCCGTCCGAAACCACTTGTTCGAATCCGTAGTTCCTGGAACCTTCGCGGCGTCCAGGCTTTCGCGCATCGATTCGAAGGAAGTCGCGCGCTTGTTCAGTCGGCGACCGCGCGCCTTCAATTCGGCGGCTTTCTTTTTGTCTTGCTTGCTCATTGTTCGGTCGCTCCGATTGTTTCGGCTTCGGTCAAGTCTTCCGGCGAATCGTCGGCTTCCGTATTCGACGGATTTCCGGCACCTTCTTCGTCGCGCGTCGTAAGCGCGCCAGGGGTAGCCACTTCAACAGTAACGCCAGCGTCGACCAAAGCTTTTTCTTCCGCGGCTAGTTCGTCCTTAATAGTCCAAAAATCGCGACCGCGTTCGCGGCAATAGCGCGTCCGCGAATTTACGCCGATCGCGATTTCCTTCGCTCCGGCGGCGACTTCTTTCATAGGATCAATCCAGGGAACGCCAGTCGATATAATATCGATTTCAATATCGCGGATTGTCTTCCCTTCCGGAAGAACGACAAGCGGTTTTCCGTCGTCGCCAGTCGTCCGCGTCCATTGCCCTAACTTCCAATAGACGATATTCAAAATTACTTCGTGTAGCGCTTCCCGCTTCCGGTGGACGCTTTCCATATATAGCGACATATCAGCGCGCGAAGCGGAAAACGACGACTTCCGCGAATCGAAAAACGTCAACGGAATATCGAGCGCGAGTAAGGCGATCTGAATCATAAGGACTGAATAGTTTTGGAATTCGTTCGACGGCGTCTTCGATTCGATCGTGTCGATCTTGTCGCCATTGTCTAGCTCAAGCTTAAGCCCTGGCTTTAGTTGGAATTCGTATCGCGGCGCGTCGTCCGTATCGACGTCGTCGTCGCCGTCCGTATCTTTGTCGCGGATTTCGTCTTGTCGGAAATAGTCGTCTTCGATCGAACCGTCGGACATAATCGCGACGCCGAAGAACGCGTGAAATTTCGCCTTCATTAGCGCGTATTCGAATCCTTCGTAAAGGTCGCGCATAATGTTCAACGCGGCGGCGATCGGAGAGATTCCGCGAACCTGATCCCAGCGATCGAAGAAACCGTAAAACTCCACCTGGGAAGCGTTCAACGTCGCTTCGTATTCCAAGCCGTCGCGGACGCGGCGGTTTACTACGTAACTGATCGCGGCGGACGCGGCGTCGTGAATGACGCCAAGCGTCAAGCGTCCGGCGGCTTTCGCCTTCGCTACCGATTCCGGAATATCGCCGCGGGAAGGCGTCGCGATCCGCGTTCCTTCGATGCCTTGCAACTTGCCGGACGACAGTTTCGAAATCGCCGAATCGCCGGTCGTCACTGCCAGCGCTTCCAGGATTCGTATCATTCCCTGGAAACTATGCCGCTTCCCGACGTCGCAATTTTTCGGACGACTCCACCATTTCAAAAGCCGTTCGACCTTCACGTTCAATTCGTCGTCGCCGGTTCGTACCTGGATCGAAAATTTCGTGACGAAGTCCAGGTGCTTATTAATCATCCAGCGACAAAGCGCGATATTCCTTCGCTGATCTTCGGCGTTCGAAGTTAGGATCTTCCGGTCGGAAGAATTCAATTCGCGATCTTCCGTCCGCGACGAAACCGCGATCGCGTTCCGTCTTCCCTTCGTGTTAATCGCGTCGTATCCGAACATAGTTCGAAGCGCGCGGATAGGCTGAAATTTCATTTTGTCTTCCCTTAATATAAGACTTCGAAGATAAGCGAAACGGTCTTCGCCAGTCCGTCGCCGTTCGTGTAGCGTATCCGCAAGACGCGACCGGCTTCCAGGAACGAACCGCCGATCTTCGATTCGCCGATCGACTTCGCGACTCCGGCGACGGTAAACCGGCAATTTTCGGAAACCAGCGCCGAAATATAAACCGGCGTTCCGGCGCCAGCCGAAGCGATCAAAGCGTTTTCGACTGTTATCGTTTTCGCTTCCGGATCGACGGCGACGATATGGCGACAATCTTCCGCGCCGATCTTCGCAAGGTATCCGACGTGATAATGCAAAGCGGAATCGTCGTGTTCCGGATTATTGGAAAGCGCGCCGATTACCGTATCCGATACCGGAATGACGGTTTCGCCAGCGTCGCAAAGTTGCGAAGTCGTACCGACTAAAGTTTCCGGAGAAACTACCACGTCGAAGGAATCCCCTACCCACTCCGGCGCGACGTCCACTTCCGCCGCCATGATCGAAAGCGGAATCGGCCAAGACAAATCGAAGTCTTCCACGTTCCCAGGCGCCGCCGCGGCGACGTCCAGGTCGACGCCGATCGCGCGGAAGTGTCCGCCGGTTCGAAGTCCTGGACGTTCTTCCAGGATTTCGACGGCTTCGATATTTAGTTGGCTTGCGGTTACTTCGGTTTCCGACATTTCCAAGCGTTCGCCGCTTTACCGGCGCCGTTCCTAATATTCGTAATCGGCGACAATCACGTCTTCGCGATTACCTTGGTTCTTTAGCTTTTTCGGAAAGGTGATCGTAGCGCCCGAAATGGTGAAATCATTTCCGGCGCCTTCACGAAGACGGATTCCGTTTTTGTAAAGTTGCAAAGTCGCGTCTATCGGATCGTTCGCCAGCGTGACCGTGAAAGATTTATGGACGACGTTCGGCGTTTCGTTCTTGACGACGGTCGTCGTCGCGCCGCCGGTAATATCCGCCGCCGACAGATTGTCGGTTCCGACTACGCCGCTTCCGCGCGCGTTCGTGATCTTCCAGAGTTGACCGGCGGCGTTACCTTCCTCGACAACGATAAGCGAAGAACCAAGATCGTCGCCAGCTTCCGAGTCTTCGTCCAGTTCCCAGGCGCCAGCCGCGGCAAGGTAGATACCGTCTTCGGTTCCGACGGTTTGACCGACCAACAAGACGCGGTCGCCAGCTTGCACGGTGTAGCCGTTTACGGCGATCAGTCCGCCGGTCGTAACGTCGACGTTCGCTTCCGAAACGGTCTTGACCGGATCGAGCGCGCCGCGGCTGATATTTTGCTGATTTTCGCGAATTCTAGTAACTGCCATAGTAATTGACTCCAGAGTTTAAGGGATTTGATAGCGGAAAGAAACAAGATCGCCAGTTCGCAGGCATCCCGAAGTAAAGTTTACGCGATTTCCGGCGATCGTGTAGTCGTGTCCGATCGACAAGACTAAACCATTCAAAGAAACAAATAGCGAAGCGGCGACGATTGTCGCGTTCGGCAGGTCGACGAATCCGTTCGATTCGTCGGCTTCCGACGCTTCCAGGATAAACGGCGAAGCCCAGGTGTCGCCGTCGCCGCCGCCGCCGGTTCCGACTTCGGGAACCAGTTCGAAAATATGTCCGGTAAGCGAATTCATACGCTAATCTTTGAAGCCTTGAATTTTTACCGATACCGTCGCGCCGCTTCCGGATACTGCCGAAATCTTATCGGTCACCATGAAGCCGCGATCCAGGATAAGGCGCGACCGCGCGGCGCCAAGCAAGCAAAGACCTTTCCCGACGACGGCGGCGTTACTGCCGAACGCCAACCAAACGCGTTCAGAAGCGGCGGAATCCGGATCGGCGTAAAGAACCAGCAAGCCGCGTTCCCGATCGGCTGGAAGTAATTCGCCGGAAGCGGCGCCAGCGTCCGCGGAATCCGGCGGAAGCGCGCAAAGTTCGCGACGCCCTTTCATCAATTACCGTTTAGGCGGACATTCGAAACGCGCGGCTTCGCTCCAGACATTCGCGCGACGTCCCTTTCGAGTCTTTGTTGTCGCGCTTCCAGCGTACCCAAATCGGCGCGCTTCACGGTTCGATCGCCAAGTCGATACTCTTGCGCGCCGTCTTGAATCGCCTTAATCGCCGCGGTCGTTTCGTCTAGTTCGTTTTCTTTTTCTGCCAGCGTTATCGCCATAATCGAAACTCCCTTCGTTATCCGTTCGCGAATACCGTCCGCCAGTAACGACCTAATCGCCAACGAACGCCGGAAGGTTTTCCAACTATTCGCCGTCCGAAAGGAATTCGTTCGAAGTGTAGCGGAAGACCGCGCGACCGGAATCCTTACAGTCTTGACATTCGCGGTAACGAACGCGGCGAACGTTCGGCGGCGCGCCGTAGTCCTTTTGTCCGTAACGCTTCGTTCGCTTCGATCCGCAAAACCGACAACAGTTCGGAACTTCGTTTTCGCCGTACTCCGGCGGTCGTCCTGGACTCCGGCGCGTCGCTTCCGGTTTCTTCGCCGCGGACTTCCGCGGACGACCGCGACGCTTTTTCTTCGGTTCGCCTTCCGTCCCGCCTTTCTTTTCTGCCATTGCTTCGACTCCCTTTTGTTTGCGGCTAGTCATAACTAGCCCGTTTCGATTTCCGGCGCCGCCGCCGGTAGTATTTCGCCGCCGCCTTATCCAAAGACAAGCCGCCGACAAGAATTTCCTTCGTCGCTCGCGCATAAACGACGGTGTCCAGGTAGTGATTCTGGACGGTTGCGATTTCGTCCGGATCGTCGGACTTTTTCTTTTTCGTGTAATACTGAACCGACCTTCCGCCTTTCCGCCGCGTGACTAACTTTTCCGCGTTCAACTGATCGACGAAGTTTTGTTCGACGTCGACCGGAAACCGGTATCGTCCGGAATTGATCGAATCGAAGATTTCGCGTTTCAGTAGTCCAGTATTCAGCGACCGGAGAACGACGCCGCCAGGAATAACCGAACCGTCCGGAAGCCGGTCGATTTTCGACGACTTGCGGACGTATACTTCCATTCCTTCCGGAACGATAACGTCGCCGCGTTCGCCCTTCACTGGCATTATCCAGCGACATTGTCTTGCCCAATTATAGACGATTCCGGTTCCATAGCCGGAGTCCGTACCTTGCGCGATTATTTGTAAGTTCGAATCGCCATAACCGCGCGATCGAAGCGCTTCGCAAAACGCCAGCGCCGGACGATCGTCGACGTCGATTTCGCATTCGTAAATTCCCCAATCGATAAGGAAACCGGCGTCGTCTTCTCCCCAACCCCAAACCGAATAATATATGTTTCGCTTATGCACGTCGACGCCAGCCGTTACGATCTTCACGCCTTCCGGAATTTCGTTCTTCCGGTAGGCTTCGTCCGCCGATCGTTCGGCAATATCTGAAACGACGATTAAGTCCGTTCCGAATTCTTCGGCTTCGTAAGGAAAGGCGAAAAACGAATTCGTTACGGCTTGAATCTTTTTGTCGCTTTTCGAGATATGCGCGCGAAGATAGGTCGCCGCGATTTCGCCGAACGTGCAAGATTCGCCAAGTAGGCTATAAAGGCTGGAAAGGTGAAAGCCGACGGCGCGTCCGCCTTCGTTGTCAGTCTTCCAGCGTCCAGCCTGGACGGCTTTCCTTTTGTGCCGGTCTTCGATCCGGTCGCCGCAAATTTGGCAATCGTACCAAGCGGCGCCGGAGAGTTCACGAATTGCACAGTCGCGAGGCCAGCGAATCCGATCCGGCAAAAGTTCGATAAGGTTCGCGCAGTGCGGACACTTCACGCGGTATCGGTAAACCGTCGTCGATCCTTTCGCGTCGAACCTTCGGATCGGCAAGTGAACCGCGACGCCGTCCGGAATTTCCGCCTTCGCTATCTCTTCGGCTTCGAAGTCCCGACGGAAGCCGAACGGTCGCCAGATACAATCGTCCGGCAAAAGCGGCGAAGACGCCGAAACGATCTTCCGACCGAAAAACGATTTCGTCCGGTCGTCGACGGCTTCGTCGATTTGCGAATCTATGTCTTTCGTTTCGTCTTTTAGGACGTACTTCGCGGGGTGTCCAGAAACCGACGGAATAGAGTTCCAGGCGAACCGAACTGTTAGCCGATCCAAGTAGTATTCCAGCAACTTGAAGTCGTCGGAAACCGGCGTCTTGTGAGCTTTCAAAGTCGGACAATCTTCGAAAAGACGCTGAATCCGATCCTTCGACATAGACAAGCAAATATCTTTCGTCGGGTAAAGTAGATACGTCGACGCTGGCGAATAGTCGACGATATAATTCAGCAAAGCGAAAAGATACGTCGTTTTCCCTAGCTGAGTTCCGCAACAAAGATAAATCCAGGTAACGCGCGGATCGTTAAAGCAACGCATAGGAAACCGCAAATAAGGCGTATGATCCAGATTGAGCGTTCCGGATATTTGCGAAGTTTCCGGCAAGACGAAAGTTCGTTCCGCGTGTTCGTCCACCGTAAGTAACGGCGGCGGTCGCAAAGCCAGCGAACCGGCTTTTCGCATTTGCCGAATGGCGTCCGGATAAACTGTCACGACGCGACGCCAGGGTTACAAAATAGACAGTCCGGCGCCGGATCGCCTTTCGCCTTTTTCAATTCCTGGACTTCGACGCGAAGCCGCCGAACTTCGCAATCGGCGCACCTTCCGCGGTAGGCTTGCGCGCGCCATATCAAAGCGTTACAATCGGCGCAATTTATCGTGAATGGTTTTCCTTTCATTCCGCCGACGCGCCTTCGCGCAAGTCGAACGGCGCGTCTTGTGTGAACGGTTCCAGTTTTAGCGATTCATTCACGTGAACGGAACGCCAGCCTTCGAAGTAGTCCGGCGCCGTCGTCCTGCAACCGGTCGCCATGAAGACAAGAAACGCCAAGACCGCGGCGGCTTTCATTTCCTGGCGAACCGTCATTTCCGAACCTTCCGCGTCTTCGGCGTATCGAACGCCGCGCCGTCGAAGTCCGCGACCGGAAACGCAAAGTCTCCGATCGCGACAACCAGCCTTCCGACTTCGCCGCCGAATAGGTCGCGCGTCGCCGCCTTCGCCGCGCCGTCCGAAAAAAATATTCCGATACCTACCCAGGACTTCCGTTCCGGTCGGAAGAAATACCGACAATCTTCCTTCGTGTTCATTATTGCTTCCCTTTCATTAGCGCTTGCGACGCGGCTTCCAGGTGCGCGCGACAAGCTTCGTTTATCAATTGTTCAACTTCGGCGGCGTCCGACGGTCTTTCCACGAACTGCAACAATTCGCCGCGGATCGACGGCGCGATCGCCAGAATTGAATTCTTAAGGTTCGTCATTGCTCGACCGTATTCCTTCGCTACCTCCTCGACCGGAATCAAAGTTCCTTCCAGTTTGCGCCGTTCGATTTCGGCGCGCTTCGCTTCCTCTTCCAGCTTTTCCATTCGCGCGACCTTCGTCCGGCGCGCGACTTCGAACAAGTCTTCCGGAGATTCGCGGTTGTCGCCGCCAGCCGCCGCCGCCTTCGTCGCTTCCGCTTCCCAGGGTAACGCGAACGGAAGTCCGTTTTTTTTCGCGTGAAGGTAAGACTTCAATTCGTCGTCGGTCGCGCCGCGCGTCACAAGTTGCGCGAAGCGCGCGTCTTCCTTCGTATACTTTCGCCAAGTCCGCGGAACGATTCCGATAGCTTCGGCGCGCGCTTTCTTGGTTCTGGTGTCTTTCGGTCGTGTCGGCATTAGTCGGAATCATACTTCGAACCGCGGTCGCTGTAGTAAGTTTCGAAACTCAATATAGCCGCGAAACTGGTTTCGAAGGTTTCCAGGCATTCGGCGACCGGCGCGCCGCGTCCGTTCAGTTGTCGCCAAGTCCAGCCGGACGGACTCCGGAAAACGTGGAGCGTAACGAAAACAGTACGGCGCAAGAAACATTCCGACGGCGACCATTCGCGCGCCTTCGTTGGCGTCCAGGGTATCGGACGAACCTTCCGGCGGCGCCGCTTCATGAAGACGCGCCTTCGGCTTCCAGCGCTTCGACGAATTGTTCCGCGGCTTCGCAAAACTCCAGGTATGAAAGATCGCCGGAAAAACGATCGCGCCAGCCGGAGAGAAACGCCAGCGTCCGCCGTCGCGATTCTTCGGAATCCTTCAACGCCGCTTCGGCGTACTGGCGCCGTTCGACTTCGTGTTCGTGGAGTAGCCGCGCCGATTCCGCCAACCGACGCAATTCAGCGAAGACCGTTCCGCGTTCCGGCTGAACTTCCCAGGCGCGGAAGGCTTTATCGCGTATCTGATCCATTACCGATAACGGGAACGGAACGGACGGTTCGCCCTTGCGGATTCTTGCGCCCTGATCTGGTGGGGAAAGGAC